CAGTATAATATAAATTAGCAGTACCTTCTGTTAAATCATCTGTAGTTTTTGTTGCTATATTTGAATCTACTCGTTCGTCAGTATAATATAAATTAGCAGTACCTTCTGTTAAATCATCTGTAGTTTTTGTTGCTATATTTGAATCTACTCGTTCGTCAGTATAATATAAATTAGCAGTACCTTCTGTTAAATCATCTGTAGTTTTATTTGATAAAGATGCATCAAATAAAGTTTCAGTATAATATAAATTAGCAGTACCTTCTGTTAAATCATCTGTAGTTTTATTTGATAAAGATGCATCAAATAAAGTTTCAGTATAATATTTATTTGTAGAACCTAGTGTTAAATCATCTGTAGTTTTTGTTGCTATATTTGAATCTACTCGTTCGTCAGTATAATATAAATTAGCAGTACCTTCTGTTAAATCATCTGTATTAACTAGATCACAATCAAATACTTTAGTTGTTAAATTCCATGTTATATTTGTTCCACCTTTATTTTCTAATACATTTTCTACTTTACTATCGGAATATGATTCAATTATTTTATAGTATGAATAACGGATTATTACAATACCTGAACCACCTGCACCACCATCACCACCACCACTACCACCACCACCACCACCACCACCAGTATTAACTAAACCATTTCCAGCATTTACTGTTGGTGTATAACCTCCACTTGTTCCACCTCCTCCTAAACCACCTACAACATTTGATGGATTTGGTTCAGGATTTTCCCATAATCCACCACCACCACCACCACCAAAATATACTCCTTCATTATATGTAGAACCAGCATAAGTTCCTCCAGAATGATATTCACCAATAGTATTATTTGTAGGTAAATTAAATAAATCTTTAAAATTATAATCAGTTCCTGAAATAGTTGCTTTATAAACACCTACACCACCATAAACCGTATTATCATTAATAGAAGTTGCGGATACACCAACAGCACCAGCACCACCACCTCCTCCACCACAACCAGCCACATTTATATAACCACTTCCACCATTATTACCATATTTAATACCTGTTGTTGCATCTAAAATGGGTGTATAAGAAACAGCATTTCCACCACTTGGTGTGATTGTTCCAGAATGTGGAGGACAATATCCATCTCCTCCACCACCACTACCACCATCACCACCTATTCCACTTGAAGTAGCACCTCCTCCACCTCCACCTTCAGCTATAATTTTATTAATATTTGTTTTAAATATTTCACTATTATTACCTTTAAAACCAACTCCAGTATTTCCTAAGTTTTGTGATACGCTACCACCTTTACCAACTTTTATATTATAACTACCATTCATAACAACATCTTTCATAAATATAACAGAACCAGCACCACCTCCTCCACCGTGCGATTCACTTCCACCACCACCACCACCAACAATTAAAATATCACACGTAGTATCTTCAGGAAAATTAACAGTATATTCTGTTTGATTATTAGCAGAACCATCGTGTGTAAATGTTAGAGTTTTATATGAAGAATCATCAGATAATGGTATAGCAGGAACTAATGAATAATGATTATATAAATTAGATATTTCAGTTTGTGATAAGGCTTTATCGTATATACGGAAATCGTCAATTATTGTATTTGTATATCGCGTAGAATCATCTTCTGCCTGTCTTCCAATATAAAATGATAAATCATCAGTTACATTTAATGAACTATAAGATGATGAAACTATTAGACTATTATTTGCATAGGCTTTAATATCTCCTTGATTAAAAATGAATACCAAATGTATCCATTCATTTGTTGTATATTGTGTTGTAGAATTAGTTCCAGATGATTCAGTACTTGAACTATCATATACATATACTTTAATTTTACCCGTTGTTGTAAAAGTTGCTCCTATTTGATTACTATTTGATTGATCACCGTGTGCAAATATAAAATTTCTAAATAATGATGTATCTACCCTTTTAACCCAGCAAGAAATACTTCTTTTGGTTGTCATATCCATTCCAGGAAAATTATTATTAGTTGCAAGAATATCTGCAGAAGTATCCAAATATATAGCATTTCCAATTAATCCAGGTTCTTGCGTTGTATTTACAGCTCTTAGATTATAGTATCCTATACTATCTAGACCAATATTAGTTGCATCATCAAACTTATACCAAGCTATTAAATTAGCACTATTAACTTCAGGTTCTTCAATAAGTTTTTTGAAATTACCTTTACAAAATATATCAGTTTCTACTACTATCATCCCTGCTATAACATCACTATCTATATTTCCTGAAGCAGGTGCTGAATCAAGAGTTATAAATGATAATATACCGTTTCCATCTGTTGATAATACTTGATTAGAAGTACCAACATTATTAGGAAATGTTAATGTGTAATCTGCACTTACAGAATGGGGAGGTCCTTTCAATGTAATACCGTGATTATTAGTTTCACAATTTAATTTAATAGAACCTGAACCTTTTGTTGCATTTCCTTTTATAACAAAATCACCGTTTCCATTCGTATCAATATTAATATTACAATCAGAAGTTGATACTATATCTTTGCCATTTACATCTAAATTTCCACCTAATTTAGGTGATGTATCAGAAACTAATACAGTAGTATCTGTTGTTTCTATTGCTATACCATTTATTTTAAAATTTGATCCTAATGGTATATTAATATCACCATTTACATCTAATTTATGACTTGGATTTGTAGTTCCAATACCAACATTACCATGATCTTTTATAAATAAAACAGAAGTTCCATCATCTTGTATATCAATAATGTCATTATCTCCAGTTTGATTTACAACTAAGGCTGGTCCAGTTCCTGCATTTTCAACTTTAAATTGATCTGTAACTTGTACGTGAGTTTCGATATTACTAAAATCACCAGTAATTAAAATATCACCTTGTACTCTTAAATTACTTCTTATTAAAACATTACCATCAATATCTAATTTTTCGGTTGGTTGTATACCTATCCCAATATTACTATTATGTGAAAATATATTTTTGTTTAAAATATTGGTATTAACTCGTTGTTCAGTATAATATAAATTAGCAGTACCTTCTGTTAAATCATCTGTATTTTTTGTTGCTATATTTGAATCTACTCGATCATCGGTATAATATTTATTTGTAGAACCTTCTGTTAAATCATCAGTATCTTTTGTTGCTATATTTGAATCTACTCGATCATCGGTATAATATAAATTATCATTACCTTCAGTTAAATTATCAGTAATAAATAAGTCATTATTTTTATATAAATTTCCTGTAAATTTAATATCACCTTCAACATGTAATTTATTACTAGGATTTCCAGTTCCTATACCAATATTACCATCATTTTTTATAACTAAAGCAAATTGGTCATCATCCATAAAATGTGCAATATCTTGAATTCCTGTTTGATGTACAATTACGGCTGGTCCTGTACCTTCATTTATAATTCTTAATTGATCTGTAACTTCTACGTGAGTTTCAATATTACTAAATACACCATCAAGTACAATATTTCCTTTTACTCTTAAATTACTTCTTATTAAAACATTTCCATCAATATCTAATTTTTCTGTTGGTTCTATTCCCACACCAATATTACTATTATACGAATATATATTTTTGTTTAAAATATTGGTATTAACTCGTTCGTCAGTATAATATAAATTATCATTACCTTCAGTTAAATTATCAGTAATAAATAAGTCATTATTTTTATATAAATTTCCTGTAAATTTAATATCACCTTCAACATGTAATTTATTACTAGGATTTCCAGTTCCTATACCAATATTACCATCTGAATTAATAATCATATGTTGATTGTTAGAAGTGTAGAATACAAGTTCATCATTATCTTCTGCATTACTTTCAGCACTAATATAAGTATCTTGATCATTATCTATAACACCTTCTAATGATCTCCAACGATTACCTGCTCCAAAACCTTCAAATTGTTCTAATTCTGTATTATACCTTATTAAGCCTTTATTAAAATCGGTTGATTCTGGTGGCCTTTCACTAGTATTACCTTTAGGAATTTTAATACTATCAGTAGTGTTAATTTCAACAGATACAGATGGATTATTAGTTCCGATTCCAATATGAGGATTAAGTTGCACTACATCTGTTGTAGAACCAATGCTAATAACATTGAAACTAGCAACAGTACTAGAATGTTTAGGCATATTTAATTAAAGAACATAAAAATAATATGAATTTATAATGGTATAATGCTAATAATATTAATGCGTTTAAATAAATTAAAAAAATACATAAATAATATTTTTAAACATATTTATAAATTGCTAAAGTTAAAATTACTCTAATTTTTTCAGGATCTATTATAGTGATTTTATTACCTAATTCATCTAATATTTTTACGTGAAACTTATCTAATTTTTCTTCTATAGGATTTAAAATATAAGCATAAGGATCTAATTTTAAATTATCATTTGAAGCTGGTAATGTTTCTACACCTGCTGATAATTGACTAAAAATAGGAACTGTCATTTTATTTGCTAATTTTATTTTACTATAACCATTCAGATATACAAATGCTTGTATATGTTTAAATAATTGTAATGGCACTGGTTGATTATTAATTAATGCTGTTGTAAAAGCAGCATCATTTAATAAATATTCTGTACGTAACAACCTTAATACTATTACATTTTTTAAAGTTTCTGATATATTAATAACAAAATCATTTGGTAATACATACAGATCTTTATTTCTAGCATTACTATCAATTATTATAATATCTTGAACTAATTTGCGTTTATGTTTAATAACATAAGGAATAGGATGTGATTTAGTATTATTTTCATTTTTTTTATATTTTTCATTCAATTCTTTTTGATATTGTTTTAAATTATTCATTTTATTATTATTTAAGAATTCATTTATGCTGTAGAATCTACAATATTTAATTGTAATTGTGAATTATATGTAGTATCATAATGTCCATCATAATATGCTATAATATTAACAATTTTACCAATATCAGAGTTATTAATTGTTATATTAATAAAATTAGTAATAATATTAACTCTATCAATTCCCGTATAATTAAAACGAAGTTTATCTAAATTAGGAGAATCATAATATTGTGATAAATTTAATATTATTTCTGTTTGACCTTCTAAATATATTAAAATCGGGTTACTATGTAAAGATTTTATTTGTTTAATTTCTGTATATCTTATATTTAATGTAGAATCAATTAAAACATAATCTGTACCTTCATTATTCAAGTAATATGCACTTACCTCTATATTTTTTAATAAACCACTTTGAAATCCTTTTATTGTTAAAATTGATGTATCATTATTTATACTAAATGTTGATTGAAATCTTATACGATTTTTAATAAAATCCCAAGAATACTTTTTATCTGTACCATCTGTTATATCAAATAAATTATAAAATTGATACAACAATATTGATATTTCATCTATGATTAATTCGTCTATAATATATATCGTATATCTATTTAATGGTTTTATAGCTGGTATTTCAGTTATAAAAATAGTTAAAGGGATATCAATTATTTGATATCTTCGATTTAATACTCTAATTTTAAAATTATAATCTATATCACGAGCATTAGTACTAATTTTTAACAAATTATTTTGCATATAAGCTTTTATATCACTAATAGATTCTTCAACTATTTCAAAATTAACACGATCTTTTTCAATTATATTAAATAAACTATATAAATCTATTTCATATATACCTATTGTTAATACTAAAGTTATATCATCAACTGGTGGCAATTCTAAAACACCAAAAAAATCTAATTTATTATTAATTAAAAATTGATTAAAAAAACTTTCACCTGTTATTGTTAAATTTGCATATGCTACTGTACTAAATGGCTCTTCAGATTCTAAAGTTGCAAATTCTGAATTAATAACTATCTTAATTGTATTATAATCTTCTCTAAATCCAATAACATCTAAATTCTTAAATAAACTACTAGTTTGTCCTTGTTTATCTAAAACAGTAATAATATTTGGCATATTACTTTCAATATTATTACGTGGATTAAGTAAAATACTATAACTTTGTTGTCTGTTTTTTATAGGAAATAAATCTATTGAACTAATATGATACTCAATCTCTAAGCTAATTGGATGATAAATATCATAACTATTCTCTTCATTTATATCCCATGTAATATACATTTCCATTACATTTTCTCGAGTTCTTAGTTCTTGAATATTTTTTATATTAAAATATGATTTCAATATATTATTATGATCTAACATTAATGAACCTGTAATAAATGTATGTCCATTTACATCTAATGCATAATCATTTATCATTGGTTTTTTTATATTTTTTCTTTCATTAAACTTCTTTGTATTACCAATTAATAAATTTGCATTATTATCTATTAATGTTGTTCTATTTTGATGTCCTATTATTTTTACTCTATTTATTGTAGAATCTTTTGTCATTACATTCAATTGTGCTAAATTTGAATTTACAACATCAGATCCTATTAAATAATCCTTATGTTTTTCATCAATACCAATATATGTAATTCCTGATTTACCTATTAAAACACCTTGAACTCTATTAGTATAATGATTATCAAAACAATGAAAACAATCGTTATATGTTATCTTATGTGAATTTTTATCCCAAAATTCTGCAATATTTATATTATCATCTGTAGATGTTTTGTAAACACATAATGATGATCTATCATTGACTCCACCTTCTCCTAAAATTTTTAAATTTGCTATATCAACATTTTGATAATATAAATTTGATACATCATTCTCTGATTCATCATAATCACTTAAATCTAATTTTATAAATGGTGTTAAATCCTGTATATCTACTATTTCTACATCATCACCATCATATATACGATGATATGGAGTTATTAAAAGTCTTCTACCTAATTTTTGAGGAACAACCGCAGTTATATCCATACTGGCATAATATAATTCTTTATAATGTGGTTTAGTTTCCCAATTCATACTAAGTCTTACGTGTTTTGCCGATACTCTAGTAACTTTAACATCAATTAGATCTTGTAATATACCTAATTTATAACGATTATTAATATTAAACATAGCATCTAAACCTGGATTATTAAATCCATCATCTATAGGATTTATTGTTAAAATAAAATCAGTAATAATACGAAAACCATTTTCAGTTGTTTTTAATGTATCTGCTAAAAATATATCTCCTGATACTTTAAAAATATCATAATTTGTTGGATTTGTAGTCCAAATAATATCATAACCTACTTCGTGTTTTACACCGTGTGTTATTGGTATTTGTCCTGTAAAAGCTGTTCTTTTTTGCATTAATCCAGCAGCATTATAAATAACTGTATGTTCATACACTTCTTTCAAAACTTGTATATATTTTTGATGAAAAAATAATTCACCATCTATATATATATTTGAACCTGAAAATTGTATATCGTGACCGGTTATTTCTATTTTCTCATTTTTTAATATATTCTTATGATTATTTATTAATACTTTATCTTTTATATTTACCGTATCTATTTCCTGTGTTACATCTGGTACTAATACTGAATGATTTGAATTATTAGGATCATAATAATTACTAGTTGTATATATTTCACCACTTGCTATTACATTACCATTAATCCACACTGTTTTATCAATATATAATTTATTATCTATTGTTTTCCATTGATTTGTTCCTAATATTATTTCTTCCGCTGTAAAACTACGTTCTTTTAAGTCTGTTATATATATATTTGAGGCTACAATATTATCTAAGTTTTCTTTTACATATATATTACCATTTACTACTAATGTTTTTGACGTAAATACATTTAAATCACCTACCTTATTATTAAATTGCTTCCAAGAATCATTTACTACTACATTATTATTTATTACTTCATTATTATCTGTTATTGAACCAAAACCAACACCTACAAATTTTATAACTGTATTATCTATATTACTTGAAAAATCACTTATATCATAATTACACATAATATTGCCATTCAAATATATTACATTATCAACTACTAAATCTCCATCTAAATATACTAAATCATCCCTTTCACGTATTTTATACCATTTATATACTTGACCCTTTCCTGTACCATTTCCATCTGATAATTTACTTATATTTCCAGTTTCTTCATCTTTTTTATAAAGATCATCGTTTTCTCTAAAAATTGTTAAACCATCAATATTAATTGTTTCAGTATTTATAGTGGTAAATGGATTTTCAATAGTGGCCAAAGTAATATCAACATCATTTATTACAGTATCTTCTAATGACATTAATACATCTATAAAATTATGTCTTAAATTATCTTTATGTAAATATAGTAAATGGAAAGTATAAGTATTATTGTTATTTTATTATGGGTATCTATTTTTGGTATATGTGATACTATTATCAGTAAATTTACAGATGTTTATAATAAAATTATAGCCTATATAATAATAGGAATTATAGCAATTTTAATATTAAAATTGAATAAAAATAAATATATTTTAGTTTTATAATTAACAAGATTTAGGTGGCATTCCGTGATGATAATATTGATCTAAAGTTGATTTTATATCCATCGGTTTAAACATAGGTTTGTAATTTATATTTTCAGAAGGTGGGAAATGCTTCTCTTGATCATCTAATTTTTCTAAACACGGTATATGATTCTGTTTAAATAATTCTTTTGTATTTGTAGGAACGTTATTAAAAGGTTGAATACTTTTATAATCTTGCGGATTCGCATTACAACCTGCAAACCACGGAATAAAACGATTTATACCGGTTCCACGTAAATTACACGCATTATTCGATAAACGAGTATCTTCGGTATAATTACCGCAATTTTCACTTATTCCTTTTATATTACATCCGGTTTTCTTATAAGTTCCTGGTAAATATTTATTAGTCTCACAATGACTATTTTTATAATTTAAACCTTTCAATTCACTATCATCATTTACATTTGTTCCTGATGGACAAGCAGCATATCCATATTTTTGATATCTATAATATGGATCAGGTGTTATATCTTGAGAACAAGCATTAGGATCATTACAAGGGGTGTTAATATGATATAATCCTGGACCCATTGATTTTTTTATCTGTTGATCATAACTACAATAATCTTGTCTAATATTAGTTTGCATTTTACTTATATATTACAAGAAAAAATATTTACATTTTAATAAATGAAAAACTTTCTTTTAGAACATACTGATTATTTAACAAATTGTATGATTACTTACATTAAAAAAACTAAATTAGTATTCTATAAAGAATATACACATTTTAGATTATACGGTTATTCTACTAAAAAAAATAGTAATTATCCATTATGTGGAAAAAGAATTGAAAGACTTTATACTGATTTATTAAAGGATTTTGGTATTCAAGTTAAATATTTAAATATTGTTATGATTGATTGTCCTAATAAAAGAGCGTTTATTGATAATCAACATTATATTAATGGTGGTATGACATATTTACATAAAAATATTATTTATGTTTATAGAAATGATGAAATGCTTAAAGTTGCTTTACACGAAGTTATACATCATGCATTTTATTTTAAAGATTATGCTGTGTATTTAGGTGATCCTATAAGATCTAAAGTTAATATTAATTTAAATGAAGCTATTGTTGAATTTTTAGCTACTTTATATCAAATTAAATATACTAACAGTACTATTAAAGATGAATTAAAACATTCTTTAAAAAATGTTAAATATGTTTTAGGTATGCCCAATACTACATTTAATACCAATATATATTCTTATATTGTTATTAAACATATATTACTCAAAAAACATAAATTAATTTTATATTTAATTCAAAAAAAACAATATGATAAAATATATCAATATATTTATAATACAAAAATTAATATAAAACCTATAAAACCTATAAAACAACAATTAATATTTGTATCCGTCAGTTATTTATGACCACAACGTGAATTATTTACATAATTTGAATATGGTAAAGGAACTGATTTATATGCTATAGTTTGACACGCATTTAAATGAAGTGGTTTTGTATTAATTGGTTCGGTTTTATCGTTATAAATAAAACCATCATTTGAAGGTGTATAAACAGCACCACAACATTTTGATATATATCTTGTTTGATTTCTTAAATCAGACTCTAGATCTATTACGTCACCTTTAATATGACTTACATTATTTCCAGCTGTCCAACCTAATTGATGTCTGCACGGTTGTGAATGTTCATAATTATTAATATTTAATACATAGCCTAATATACCTACATTTCTATTTAATTCATTCTTATAACTACAATTATCGTATTTTGAGCGGTTAAATGACATTTTATTTATTTAAAGATATTTTCTTTTCATAATATTCTTTTTCAATATTATCAGGTTTTGATTTTTCTTTTGATCTTATTTTAATGTATAATAATAATTGAGTTTCATTTAATTGTTCAATACCATTTAATATTTTTTCTATATCTGTTCTTTTATATTCTACATCCTTCTTTAGTTTTTGCTTTAATTCAATTATCAAATAGTCTTTCATTTAATAATTTTACTTTTTTAGTTGTCATTTTTATATTATTATAGCTTTCTCGTGCCCAACACGCAAATTTGATAATATATTTATATCAAATCCTTCTTTTGTTAGGTTTCTACAAAATGATACATCTTCAGAACACATCTCACGTATTAATTTACCATCAGTTCCTTTAAACTCTTGAAGATCAGTATGAAAATATGGATAACTTAAAGAATCAATTGCTTTTTTTGTTAATGCCATAAATCCCATTCCACAATAAGCTACCTTTAAGTATTTATCGTTTTTATATTCTTCCATATCTTCCTGTTGTAAATATTTAAATGTTCCTGTTTTTTTAAAATGATTTATATCCCAATCTTTTACAATCGCTAAGTTCTTTAAATCACTCATTCTATAATATCCGGCTACAACATCTCTTTCTTCTGTAGCTTCTATCAAATCTATTAGATTTTGTGCTGTAAATACTACATCAGAATCTATTGTTACAAATACATCAAAATGCATTCCATCAAAGGCTTTTTGATCTAGTCCTCTTAAATTACTTAGTCCTAAAGTTTGCATTCTAGCAAATGATACATAACTTGATACACCTGGAGATACTATTATATCATATTTATTTATTTCCCATAGTGTATTTAAGCTACTAGTCCAAGATACTAAAAATTTTGACGAAAAATTATTACCTGGTAATCCTATTACCACTTTCTTTTTTATTATCTCTGTTTCCATTTTTTTTATTATTTATAATGTGTTTTTATATGTTTATTGCACAAAATTTTTAATACTATTTTTTGGAACTGGAGAAGTAAAATCTGTTACTACTGGTGAAGTAGATGTGTTAGCAGTAGTTGATGAAATTGTGTTTGATAATATTTTGCTACTTTTACTGTTTGGTGATTGGCTATCTAGTGAATTACTGTTTGGTGTTGGTTGGTAACTGGGTGATGCTTGATTACCTGGTGTTGGTTGGTAATCGAGTGATTTTTGATTACCTGGTGTTGGTTGGTAACTGGGTGATGCTTGATTACCTGGTGTTGGTTGGTAATCAAGTGATTGTTGATTACCTGGTGTTGGTTGGTAACTGGGTGATGCTTGATTACCTGGTGTTGGTTGGTAATCAAGTGATTGTTGATTACCTGGTGTTGGTTGGTAATCAAGTGATTGTTGATTACCTGGTGTTGGTTGGTAATCAAGTGATTGTTGATTAACTAATATTTCATTTTCAGCTGAAGAACTACCTGTCATAATGTATATTACAATAATTATAATTATAATAAATATTATACCAGCTAAGATAACTAAAGGTATAAAAGCAGGAGAGTCTGTAATAGATGATTCTTCTTTCTTTTTATCGTCTTCCTGTTTTTTATCGTCTTTATTTTCTTCCTCATCAACAAACTTTTCATAAAGATTATTAAATCTTTCTTTAAACATAATTTTATTTAATATACATATATTAATGTTTAATAAATTCTATTTTGATTATTGTAAGGTTGAATATTAGCGTGATTATATGAGCTAGGTGTAAATGCTAGTATTATAATTAAAAATAAAATTATTATTGATATTAAAAATATTAATAAATATATTTTGTATGGTGATTTTAATAAACTAAAATTTTTATCATCATCCTCATTCACAACTACATCACTGTCATCATTGTCATTACTATCATCACTGTCATTACTATCATCACTATCATTTACGACATCATTATCTGGATCATCACTGTCATTACTATTATCACTATCATCACTGTCATTTACGACATCATTATTTGGATCATCATTTTCAAACTTTTCATAAAGTAATTTAAATCTCTCAAGCATTTTAATATTGTATTAGAAAAGTAAAATGAATATAGATAACCCTAAATTACCTATACAAATATATGAATGGAAATCTGCTAGTAAAATAGACAAATTCACAATTGAAAATATATATCGTGATGATCAAATTGAAATAGCAGTTCAGAAAATATTAAATTTTCTAAAATATAAAAATATATATATATGGGCTGATGATGAAATCGTTGAATTTACAACTTCAATACCCTTAAATAATATAAATCCATTCCTATATGATTATACGCAAAATATCAAACAAATAGAAATATTTGAAAAAAAAGGTATATTTTTATATTCTAAAGTTAATATTATTAACATTGATACTGTAACAAATAATAAAAAATTATTAAATATTTTTTTTAAATATGAAAGACCATCCATAACAATAAATGAAACAAAACTTAATGCACTTTATAATCAAACTGAATTAAATGAAATAAAAACTACTACAATAGGTTATTATGAATTTAGTTTTAATTTTAATATGAATAAAACTTTAAAATATTATTATAAAAATAATAAATACGATTACGATATTCTATTTTGGGTTTATGACAATTATAATAAACATATAACCGTTAAAAATAATAAAAATTATACTAATATTATTGATACATTAAATACAGACAACTATGATAATGAACAGCTTATTGTAATTAAATACCTTTCGAATAACAAATCATACTATAAAATAATAATTAATAATACAAACAATGTATGTGTAAAATTTTATTTAGGTAATAAATTAAAATACTCTATCAAAGCGGTTTTAGAATTACGAGATACTATATTAAAATATTTTAAAACACAAACATATAGTGATTTTAATGAAACTTTAATAAAAGCGCAGATTAACTTGAACGCTCATTATTTTTCAAAAGAAATATTTAATAAAAAAAGTTCTTTAATATATAATTTTATTAATAAACAAGATAAATTTTATATTTATAATAGAACTTCAAATAATACGCAGAGTTATAATATTGAATCTTATATTAAAGAATTATTAAATACTTTAAAAGGTAATGATTTAAAAGTAACTGCAAAATATATTGCAGAAATATTAGCAACACAAACTACAGACATTTCAAAAGATGATTTATTAGAAGCAGTTGAAAATGTTATTAATAACGAGCAAAATGCTTTAATTAAAACTAAAAAAATATATTTTACACAAACAACTTTTTTTACTATTAATAAAAATGATGAGTATAATATAACTATATCTGTTAATAATATTAAATCTATTTTAGAATTAGGTTATTTTACTTTTTGGTTATCTAGAATTACATATAATTCTAAAACTACAACAGAAAATAAAGAACCTGTTAAAAAACAATTATCATCATCATCATCAACAACAACAGCAGAAAGTTCAGTTGATTCTTTGGGTTCATTACAAACATCATCTGGATCATCAGATATATCAGGTGGTATGCCTGGTAAAAAAGTTCAAATTAATCAATTAAATATTTTAAAAGGTTTGGATGATAAATTATTTGCTTCTGATGCATTCAATCGTAAAAAAACGTATGCACAATCTTGTGGAAGTAATAGGCAACCTATGGGATTAAGCAATACAAAATTTGCAAAATATAAAGCCAATGCTAATCAATATGTTGATAATTATCTAACAATTGGCGAAAATACTTATTTTTGTCCAAGATATTGGTGTCCTATTAGCGAACACCCTATTAAAAATGAAACTGATAAATGTGAAAAAGGTGAAGAACCTATAAATATATATTCAACAAATGAAGGAACTTATAATAAACCTGGTAATCCAGCACGTTTTGTTAACTATTTTAATGAAGATAATTATAGAAAACCTTGCTGTTATCTTAAAGATAAAAAAGTAACAATTAAAACACCTGAAAAAACTGATAAAGAACCTAATAAAACACAGGATAGTTTTAGTGCAAGTAATACGCATATATATACGGGGTATAACAAAATAATACCATATAAACGATATGGAATATTACCACAATCCATACTACAGTATTTAAATGATAATTCATCTGGATTAAATTGTGCTGATAAATTAAGATCAAAACTATGTGCGTTTAGAGCAGGAATGCAAAATGATAAAAATGATCTTATTGATATACTAACTGTCCTTTTAAAATATAAAGATCGTAAAGATCTAGTTACTACTATGTATAATAACCTTGATATTATTAAGTTTATATCATTAGAAAATGGTAATATTCTTAGAGACTTTATGAAAAGAGCAGTTTATAAAGATAGTCATCGCAGACACGATAAAAAAATAATTACTAGGAATAACTTTAATATTAATAAAAAAACTTTAAAACATATTCAATATGCTATAACTGAATACTTTAAATATTTGCTAAATGATAAGGTTAATAATCCACACTATTTATATAGTATTATTGCCTTAACTTTAAAACATAATTTATATATATGGAAATATAAAAACGATAATAACTTTAGTTTCCTAACACCATTATATGTTAAATATGATAATATTAAAATGTTATCAGGAACTGATAAAACTATTAATATTTTTTATAATTCCAATATTCATAAATATGAACCTATTATATTAAAATCAACAAATACTGCTCAATATGTTTTTGATATTTCATCAAATAATAAGTTAAATAATATTGAAATATACTCTACTATAGATACAGATATATTAACTAAACTTAAAGAATATGTTGTTTTTTATAATCACGATAAAGATCACCAAATTAAAACTGTTTTATTAAATAATAATTTATCCGTAAATCATTTTATATTAAACAATGACATTATAATACAATGTGATCTTATTGAACCTATATTACTTAACAGATTATTTGAAATCATTCCGTGTAATAATATTGAATTATATGATGAAGTTAGGTATAAAAATACTTTTGTAAAAACTATTAATTTTGATAACAAATATAATTTTAATGTAATACACGGTGATCTAAAACCTCAATTATTCCGTAATACTGTATTGCCTTTCAATAATATTGAATTAATTAGTGAAAAAGATAACGATCGAGAATTAGAAAACTTAGTTGATAATATTTATGATAATAATAATATAACTTATTCAAAATTTCAAGATGAAATTAAAAATCATAATAATATTACGGATTGGTATAATTCTTATAATTTCAATAAAACTTTTATGACTGATAATATTACTTATAATAAAGATACATATCAATTTAGTAATAAAGCTATTGATATTTATAAAACTTTTTTTACTCCTAAATACAAAACTGATATTAGTAAAAATGAGAAAAAACATATTACAAATACTATAGTATTAGATTTACCATTTACAAATGGTGAATTAATTAGATTAAACTCAAAATGGGATAGTTATAACCTTCATTATGTTAGTAGCAATAATTATACTAATGATGATGTTTATCATCTTTTAGCAAAAATAATTTCAGTGGATAAAAGCAAAGAAATAAAAGAATTAGCTATTAATAATATTAAAAAATTATTTGGTTCTATTGAAGGCTTCAAGTTATTATGCTATATTTTTGATTATAAAAATATTATTTCTAATGTTCTTAAAATATCTTCAAATACTCAAGTTACAACTATATATAAGAAGTTTTTAAAACGACAGGATAAAGAAAATGATATTAATAATATAATATCAAATAATAAACTAAAAACTTCAGAAATTCATTTATTTTCAGCAAGTGAAATATTAGATATTGTTATCATCGTAATTCATCATAGAGTTTATAACTTTTTAAATAAAAATAAACCACCTGTTATACGTAATAGTATTGAAGATTTAGGTGCTACTTGTAATTTATTTGTTAGTAATACTATTAAAAATCAATATGAACAATATCCATTATTAATAATATACTCTGATGAAAATCGTTTATATTTTGTTAATAAACAATTTTATAATAAAACACGCGAAGCACCTGAAAATATTAAAAACCTTATAAAACATAAACTTAAAACTTTGAAAAAACTAGTATAAAAGATTATTAATATATTATATATATAATGTCAGACTCAGAAATTGTTGATGATACTCTAGAAGAAAAAACACCTACTGACGAAGAACTAGATGATTTTAAAAACAAAATGGCGGAATGGTTAAAGATGGATGAACAAATTAATAAATTATCAATTGCTATACGAGAAAGACGTAAATTACAAAATGCTTTATCCGGATATATTAAAGATTTTATGTTTAAATTTAATTATCACGATGTATCTATTAATAATTCAAAAATTAAAGCAAGACAACGTGAATCTTTAGTTCCTTTAAAGGTTAATGATATTAAAGCTAAAATGATAGAATATAAAGATCTTACAGGGGAAGAATTAATTAATAAAATATTTGATAATAGAGAAAAAAAAATAGTTAATACTGTTAAACGCATTACACCCAAAATAAAACATCTAGAATTATAATAAATATGTTATCTATAACAACTGGAGATTTGTTTTCGATAAATCGTAATTGTCTAACAGCTGCGGGTATATCTATTGCTTTATATTCTTATGCTAGTAAATATGAAGCTAATTCTAGAAAAGCTAGTATTATAAAAGATGTCGCAATCGTTTTAATAATCTATACACTTATTTGTTTAGTATTATTTAATGGTATTGCTATTATGACTAAAAATGCTGATATAACTATTATAGCCTACGCACTTTTAAGTATTATTATGTTAGGTATCGCTATTGTTATGGTATATTTAAATCTAAACTAATGTTAAAATACTTGAACACCCTTCAGCTAAACTATCTAAAGCTTTCTCAGTTATATTATAATTCTTAATTAAATAAAATATTGTTAGATATTCAGTTTTTGTTATTTTTTTACGATCAATTACGGATTTTATTATTAATTTCATATCATCTTCAGATAATCTACCATCACCACGACCTTTTATTTGTTCGTCAGCTATATCTAAAATAGCTTTATCATATTTTATACCATCAATTTCTTTATAATAACTCATTTTATTTATATAAAAACATT